GCTCCAGAATGGAAGGATCATTCGATGCACGATCCAGTGCATCCATCAGACCAACCATCTGCTCAGGCTTCTGAATGGGAGCAGAAAGCTTGATCTTCTTTGCGACTTCCATCTGCTTATCCATGTCAGACATGTAACGATCAATCTCGTCAGTAGCATCGGTTTCGGTCTTATTCTTCAGAGCCTTCTGGTCATGATTCAGATCAGCATTGTCGACAACCAGACCCTTGGTCTCGTTTGCCTTCTGCTCCTTCATCTGCTCCAGAGGAGTCTTCGGACGAGGAGCTTCCTCAACAGGCTCCTGTGCAACGGGAGCTTCTGCTGTATTAGTTTTTGTAGTTTTGATAAGGGATGCAATATCCATGTTGCTGTCGCGACGAATACCAGTTCCCCGATCTTGAGTAATATCATTATTTTCGGTCATTAGTTTGTGCCCATCCTTTCTATATTGAAGTTATACGTATACGTAGTTGTATGTCGTATTACCATTTTTATCCTGGGTAATACCAATGGACAATGTCTCCTTACCGTCAATTACTTTTGTCGGTAATACGATAAGAAGAAGCGGTTGGTTGTTGTACATAGTCTTTTGCACGTCGAGAGAACCAGCGTTGATGTAATCAGCAAATTCAGAGCATTGCTCTGCAATACGTGCTTTCAATGTACTTGTATCGACGTCATCCCAGAAGGAATACAGGATCTCTTGGATATTAATTCCAAGATTTGGCATGGATGGGAAGAAGCCAGGTTTCCCAAATAGCAAATTCAGAACTGCGTTTGCGATTGCTTCTGTCTCATTTGCATATTTTGCTCTTCCGAAATTATCCAAGCCAAAATTCGGCTCTACTTTACCTTTTGTGGCAGCCATAAGTATCATCACCTCCTGCTGTATTGTCTCATATACATAGCCAAACTTAGTAAAGTGTATTTTGACTAGGTTATAATTTTGACCCCTAAAAACACTGGAATAAGCTTATAAACTAGAGAAAGGACGTGGTGAAAATGGCTACACTAAAGTGCAAATTTTGCTCAAAAGTGTTTAATGATCCAGATGCCATGGCTGCCCATTTGGAAAATTATCACGCTGATATGATTCCTCCGGATATGGAACCGTATCAGTTTTATTACTACCTGAAGACTGGAAAAACTCATGGCAATTGCGTCATCTGTAAACAGCCTACTGGATGGAATCCTAAGACGAAAAAATATAAGCGATTCTGCGAAAATCCAAAGTGCAAAATCGCTTATCGGAATATGTTCAAAACCCGTATGATTGGTACATACGGAAAGGTTACGCTTCTGAACGATCCTGACCAGCAGAAGAAAATGCTTGCGAATCGTAGTATCAGTGGACTCTACGAATGGAGTGATCACAGTAAGAAACTTCCGTATACTGGTAGCTATGAACTTTCTTTTCTAAAGTTCTTAGACGAAGTGATGGATTTCGATTCAAGCGATGTTATGGCTCCATCTCCTCATACTTACAACTACATGTATGAAGGGAAGCAGCATTTCTATATCCCTGATTTCTTCATTCCTTCTCTTAATCTCGAGATTGAGATCAAGGATGGTGGAGACAATCCCAATATGCATCATAAGATTCAAGACGTTGATAAAGAGAAAGAACGCCTGAAGGATGAAGTGATGCGAACCAACAGCAGTAATTTTAATTACCTCAAAATTGTAAATAAGCAGAATGAAATCTTCTTTAAGTATCTGGAACTCGCTAAGAAGAAATTCGCTGCTAATGATAATACACCTATTTTTATGGTATAAAGAATAAGGAGGATTATGAAAAATGGATTATGGTTTTCTTTCCGATTGTGGCATCGCTCTACTGTGTGATATCGTAGACTGCCTTCCCAGTATGCCTGGTGATCTTCGCCAGTGGGTAAATTACCATATCACAGATCCGTATTTTGATATGGCTATTTTTAAGACCAATAAGCGGCGCTTGAGTAAGTACTGCACCGTACTTGCTCCCCTTCAGAAAGTAGATGATGTTACTATTCTTTCTGACCCTCAAGCCCACGCTTCTAATTATCAAGGCCGGTATAGCCTCTACCGCTATATGATTGATGATCTGAAAGCGAATGGTGGGTTTGCAAAATTCCCTGATGCATATGGCTGGGCAAAAGACGTTATCAATTCTCCGTCGAGTGACTATGAATCCCTGTATCAGCTGGAGGAAAAGATCGACTATATGCTCGCAAATCTGGATGGAGCTAAGGAACTTCAGCATCGACTTGCTGCGTTCTTCACCAAGGATGTTATGCCTTGGAAGGCTCGTGCATGTGATATCTATACATCTATTACATGGCGAGCAAACAATGGTCCGGAAGCGTGTGTTGACAGCAACTACATGCTCAGTGATATCGTCTATGGTTTGAGCCATATTCCTAGTATCAAATATCTGAGCGTAGCTGATGTAAATGACATCGCTATTCAGATTGCTGCATACTTCCATACGATCCATCCTGATAAGCCACCTAAGATCAATCGGTTCCTCTGTGCTCTTGAAATTCCTGTGCAGACTACAGAGCTCGTAGATGCTGTGTGGCATTGTGTTGAGAATAAAGATACCATTGGTTGCTTAAGCAATCTGGTCTATCCCGAAAAGTATGGATATTCCAGCAGTGATGAAAAGCTCAAGAGCACAGAAGTGAATACAATCAACGGCTATTCTATTATTCAGAACTATCACAGCAATCGTATTGCAGATAAAGAGACTCTGTTCGAGATCACAAATGATCTGCGCTTCATGAATAATGCAGAAATCGCTGCATATCAGAAGGATGACATCTGTGGTCCTGATATCGAGCTTCATCTCGATGCTACTGATATTGGAACACTTCGAGATACCAATCTTTCAGTATTCGTCGCAGTTGATATGAATAATAACATGGATACTCGATACGTTGCTCTTAACATGGATGGTGAAGCATTCCTGCTCTATACATTCAAGTTTGAGAAAGCCCATAAGGTTTATGGTATTTCTCTTAAGAAGTATCCTGATAATTCTCGAAAAATCATTACTGTCAATGGACGTAATGTGGATTCCTTCTTATATAAATCAGGTTTTTGATTTATATATTATATAATTAGGATGAGATGATTGTATTATTAATTCCCGATGTCTACACATACAAACATCTAATCCAAAAGATTATGAGTGGGTTTAAATGTCCGGCTGTCTAAACGGACATCCACTTATAAAAATTATATATTTATAAAGGAGCAAAAAACAATGGAAAACATGAAAGTGAATTTGGGCGTGACCCGCATTGATAACGAGGTCAAGTATGTGTCCAACACTGCAAAAGCGCAGCAGTTCCTGACCCAGCGCCTGCGTAAGGCGATCGCTGGTTGGAACCGTTCGAATCCCAATGGACCTCAGTTCAATCCGAACGCTGAGCTGGCGCTGATTTCCCGCCCGTGGTGCGGAAACCCTGGTAAAGCAACTAAGCTGTTCGTTCCTATCTGGCTGATGCTGCCCACTGAGGCAGTTGAGGGCAATGAGAACTTCGGTCGCCGTAAGAAGAACAACGGAAACGGTTCCGTTTATCTGCCGACGTTCGTGAACGTCTATGGCAGTGACGGCGATGGCGACAACGGTAACTCCAACATTAAGCTGAAGGGACCTTACAGCGCATTGGTCGATCAGTACAGCTTTGGCGATCCTGAAGAGGCCATCAAGAGTCTGCGCAAGCCCAAGAATATGATGGACATGCAGCTGACTCAGAAGCATCTCTCTGAGATTCGCCGTGGTATGACTCCTCATTTACATCGGTTTGGTAAGCATTGCACCCGTGTGGAGGTTCTGATCAATCCGACGAAGCTCTTTGAGGATATGATCGAGTCCACCATCAAGGAGAACAACCTGCCGAATGATCGTCCCTATGATGTTCTCACTCATGCAAGCCAGAAGGTCAGCAACGGCATCTGGAACTACGAGATTTGCTGCCGCTATATCGACATGGCCGATGACAATGGCGGCAAGAAGAAGCACAAGAAAGACCGTCGCAGCATCGACGAGAACGAACTGATTCGTCGTGAGATGACGCGGTAAGTAATCTAAAACAAATGGCACTACTTATCGGGTGTAGACAGTAAGTAGGTTAAAGGAAGGACCTTATGCTCGGTGATGAGTGTAAGGTCCTTCCTTATTTTTTGTATGAAGAGGTGATTTGAATGGGAGAAGCAAAACCGTTCTCCGACGATAATCCTTTATATGATAATCCCTTTGAAGTTGCATTTTCTGGAATGAAGATTCGCTATGTGACATATGCTTCTATGATCCGAAGTGCAAAGTTCTTAAAACCGGCAGATAAGGTATCCGTATTTATCAATATTGAGACTCTGCTCAATAGTCTTTCCAGTATCAAAGATATTGGGAATCTCGTTCTAAAAGAGCAATTCTTTCCAGTCATTATGGAATCTGGAATCATCAATCTTGCTGCTCATTATAAACGATTCTTTCGTAAGTTCAATTTGGATGTGAAGGTGTTCTTATATTACACTGATCTTTCCAGAGAGTCTTATAAAAATAATCAATATGAGCATTACTACCGAAGCTACTATCAGAATAAATTTATGGAGAATCCGAACTACTATCTCATCGGAGAACGAATGGTAAAAGATATCGTTCCAATGGTGAGTAAGATTCTTGAATTTATCCCTGATGTGTACTTCATTAAAACCGAGAGTATGGATTCATCACTTGTTCCATATGTCATCAGCAAGATGTATCCGGATAGAAAAAATTTCATCATCACTGGAGATAACTATGATACCCAGTATATGAACTACCCGAATTTCTTCGTCTCCATTATCCGAAGAACTGGTACTGGAAATCTTGCTATCTGTAGCCTTGATAAAATTATTCCGATGATTTTCCGTGATAATATGGCAGTCGTTAACAACGTGGATATTTTCTACAATAAGATGTTTTATTCCATGTGCTTGGCTGTTACTGGAGATCATAGACGTAGTATTAAATCCATCCGAGGGGTTGGACCAAAGACTCTATCTAATAAAATAAAGAAGGCAATTGACAATGGAGACCTTACTCGAGATTGCACCTCTATTGATGTATGCTGTACTGTACTTGATCGAGACAATGACCTCTTAGCACAAAATTGCAGATGCATCAATTTGGATAGTCAATATGCCGATCTTACAGATTCTGATTTCTTTGCAATCAAAAATCAAATTGTAGACCGGTATGACCAAAACTCTCTTGAAGAGTTAAATACTACGCGGTATCAGTATTTCCCACTGATGCTAAATGAACTCACACATTGAAATCATCAAACTAGAAAGGAGATGATTTTTTTCTTATGGGTAGTCTATCTACAGTTACAATTGACCTGAAGAAAGATCGGTTCCTTGAATATAAGTATCGGGTTACAGAATTTCATATCGTAACAGATGGAAATGATGATAAGTTTCCAGTAGAAAGAATTCAATCCGTGAAGATTGAAAACTACTATGAAAATGCGTCATTCCCAATCTTCCGTGTTTCTCTCCTGATGGAAGCATCCAGATACTATAATCTCATCAAGAATAGAGATAAAGTTGAAATCATCGTCCGGATGCAACACTTCATCCGGAAATATGATGGTGAACGAAAAATGGAAGAGATGAGTGATCTCCGTGACACGTTCACAGAAACTTTCGTCTTATTCAGTGATGACGATAATGCTGATTATCAGACAGATTTGAAGCTGGAAGCCAATAAGAAAGATGATACGAATAAACTGGAAGAACTCAAAAACATGGTAGAGCTATTCCTGTTTAAGAAAGATTGGGTCACTGGGCTCCGTTCACAAGCAAACGTGATTGTGAATAACGCTGATATGACTACAACGATTGCGTATCTTCTCAATAAAGCGAAAGTTACAAATGTCTTGATGTCCCCTCTTCAAAACACAAAGAGCTATGAAGAAATGGTTCTTCCTCCACAGTCAATTGACAGACAGCTCCGATACCTCAATAACAACGTCGGATTCCATCAGTATGGAACGATGATTTATTTTGGTATCAGTGATGGTTATATTCTCGACTGTAAAGGTGGATGTACTGCATATAGAGATAAAGAATGGAAGGAATCTGTTTTCTATATTACAGATACTTCCAACCATATCTCTATGATGTCCAATATGCTCGAGAAGTATAAGGAAGAGAGATACTATTATAACATCGCAAATACAGCTATCAATATCGTCGCTGGTGGTGTGTCAGATAACGTCGTTTCTGGTACAGATGCTACGATTATTGATATGAAAGGGAATAGTTCGACGACTGCAAGTTCTAATGCAAAAACTGTGGAATCTGCAAATAAGTCGACTCTATATAACTATTCCTCTAACCCCTACAAGGCAACCGTCTATCAGTCACTTCAGACTGGTGATAATATGACGATTTATATTGGCATGCGAAATGTTAATATTCTCGGTCTTGCGCCAAATAAGGACTTTACTGTCGTTTTTGAGAATCAGCTTCTCAATGGCAAATACAAAGGCACCTACAGACTGGCAAGTTCCATCTTCCTATTTAATGGAAATAATGCAGAGCTTGACTTGGATGCTGTAGTTGAACTCAAGAAAACAGTTACACCTTAAAAATACAGGTAAGAATCAAGATACTTAATATCAAGATTCTTACCTGTATTTTATTTAGCCCTTGTTCTCTTCGTTCTTAGGCTCTTCTTTCTTACCGTTGTCGCCGTTATCAGCATTCTCTTCTTCTTTAGGCTTCTTTACGTCAGGGGCAAGCTTCTGGAGCTTATCCATGAAATCGTAATACTTTGCCTCAGTGATAGTAAGAGTTGCACGAACGAATTCCTCAACTACCTTGGTGATTACCGTGGTAGTGGTCTGCTTTTCAGCATCATTCGTCTGCTGTGCAGTCTGCTGCTCAGGCTTATTACCAGAATTATTGATCTCTTCCTGCTTCTTAGCAGCTGCATCATTCAGCTCATCAAGATCTGCCTGAAGGTCCTTAGAGAACTGCTCATAGCCTTCGCAATAATTTACCATCTCACGAATCTTACGAGAAGCAGCGCCTCCAGAAAAACTGGAAAGCTTCACATCCGAAGCATTCGTGTTGTTGTAAATCATCCAATGGCGAACCTTCTCCTGGAAGCCACCTTTTCCAACGCCAGTAACATTCGGAATATCCTTAAAGATAAACCGAGCACTATTGCTCTTTGTAGAAGTAAGCTGAGAAGGCAGAGCACTTGCGTTAATACCATTGATGACTGATGCAGCGTGACTGATAATCTGAGAAAGATTATTCTGGTTCACGACAGTATACGGAGCCACAGTGATAGTAACCTTGGAGCAGTCCATATCAATCAGCTTAGGCTTAGCTTCTTCAAGCCATGCCTTATGCTTACCTGTGATACGACGAGCCTTCTCAAGGAAGCCATTGATCAGCTTCTTGATGAGTTCGATGAATCGTTGGATGACGCCCTTAGCGCCCTCATCCTTGTTATCACCATTCTTATTGTCATTGGCAGTCTTTGCATCGTTACCGACAGAGACTTCACCAGTGACGCCACCCTTATTGGCCTTCTCAGCTTCCTTATTCGGAGTATTACCACCAGCGTTAGGATCATCTGCTTCAAAGACAACGTTGACACCACGGTATTTCTTTTCCTTAGCAGAAGTGTATTCCTTCATCAGATTGGTAAAGATATTCTTTTCTGCTTCCACAAGCTGAGCATACTCAATGATGAATGCGCCGTAATCGTAGTCATACCATGCTTCAGGAATGACACTCGGATGAATATCATTTCCATCACCATAGCCACGATCAGAATCACACATGATGTGAGACAGAGAGTCGAGACGATCCATCAGTGCACGAGCAACTGACAGGCAGTAATCCTTATAAGCACCATTGAGATCATTCATAATATCAATAGCTTCCTTATATGTAGGATCAGCAAGCTTGCCAGAATTAAACTCGTAAGTCTTCTGAAGAGTCTCAATATACTTCATACAAGTACGAGCTGCAGTACAAATCATCTCACAATTCTCTTCAAAGCCGGAAATCTCAGCATAGAGTTCCTTGGTAGCTTCATCAGCCATATGGTTTGTTACCAGAGAATCGTATGTGGAAACATCCTTTGCCTTATTGAGAACTTCAGAATAGTGTGCGACGAAAGACTGGTTGAGGCCAAGCTCATTCATCACATCATCCATGACGATATCGCCGCTACGGATCTTCAGCTCGAACTGATGAAGCTGATCAGCAATCTGCAGAATCGAATTCTTCAGACTGAGATACGGGGTCTTATCATAGTCCTGGCTGTTTGTATCAATCGGATCAATTGCATTCGTCTTGATGTTGTAAATCTTTGCAGCAGCATTAGACAGCTCGATCTTTTTCCAATTGATAATCTCTCGAATCTTAGGCAGAATGATAGAAAGATTATCATTCAGCATAGAATTCAGAAGATCAGCAGATTCGATGTCGTTGATATTCCCATCCATGACAGACTCATGGAGAACTGCTTCCGGATCAGGGAAGAGTTCATTGATTGCATTGTAAAGATTCTGAATGGTACGCATATTATAGCTGTAATAGCCCATCTTACGAATAAGCATTGCAGCCAGATATGCGGACAGGCTCATGTAAGTACGCTGGAAATTGAATGCAAAATACTTCACGGTATTTTCTGTCTTATAGTCAAGACTCCCGGAAGAAATTACCTCATTCAGCGCTTCAATGGAAGCCTGCATATCATTCCGAGTTTGACCGAGTACAGCAATGGTACGAGCTGCAAGTCGATTCAGGAAATCAACATCAGACTGGAAAGACCGAATGAACGGAATCACATTATTCATTAAGAATTCCGTATTGACCTTTACCATAGTGGGAGAATCAAGCTTCATCAGATCACGGGTATCATTGATGACAAGCGTGGTCTTAACAAGCTGCTTCTTTACCTTCTCCTTGTAAACAGAGGAGACAATCTCCTTATCAATGTCAGATTTCTTCTTCTTACCCGCAATAATATCACGACTATATGCATCAAAGAACTGGGGAACGAGAGCAAGATATTCGGGACGAATCTTCTCAATCTCATTCACATCCTGAAGAGCAATCGTGATATTTTTATCAGCAAGAGACTCTGAAGCATAGATAGTTGAGAAAAATTTGTCAAGATACGAATAATCCATTGCACGCATTGCATTCAGATTTTCCGTACCTTTTGCAATATACTGAGAATAAATGGAGCCATCTGCATAAGCAGAAGCTACCTTAAGATCCCACGTAGATCCTTCCGTAAGAACTGAGTTCATACTGGAAACGAAACTGCGTGACTCAAAATCCGTAAGTGCTTTCTTATAATCAAGCACAAACGAATTTAATACGCGGAGACCGCTATCCATTGGATATCCCTCCTTTACTTGTTAGAATTTCCTCTATTTGAGACCGGATCCATTGTGAGGAACTTAGATTTCATCTTGAGATCCTCAATAGTTTCGGATACTTTCGGATAGTTCTGATCCCGATTTGCATTCGTTGCAAAATATACAACCGCTTTACGGAAATTAGCGTTTGCAGAAATTCCGTGAATAAACTTATTGTAAGGATCCTGATCAATACGCTTCATAACGTCATCATAATTATGAAGAGCACGGCCATACGCCTTTTTCGATTCGTTATCTTTCGGATAGTTTTCAGCTGCCGAAATAAGTTCTGTAGCTAACGTGCGCTGTTCCTTAATAAGCTCAGTACATTTCTGCCGAACTGCAACAGAGCCAGTATCTTGAACCTGCTGAATATTCTCGCCAAGTTCCTGCATAGCGCTAATCGCCTTTTCCTGATCTTTATCCAGTCCAACGAGAACCTTAAATCCATTTGTAAGAATTTTAAGCGCTGTACTGATACTCTTAGGATTTTTACCGCTATCCTCAGCGTCTTGCTTAACTTTGGCCGTCATATCACGAAGATCGTTAATAAGACTCTTATTCTCTTTACGAGCATTATTAACATTGCCAGCAAGTTTCATAACGCCACTAATTGTAAGTGTTGCAATAGCAGCATCCTTAGCACCAGTAACAAATTTCTTCGTTGCGTCGTTAAACTTATCCATTGCAGTCTCATTATCAATCTTACCCTGATCGAGCATATTGATCAGACCGACAATGTCGCTCTTATAAGCAGCAACATCATGCTTCGTGAACCATTCCTTCTTAATACCCTTTACGATGGTATTTTTCAGTTCAGGATTCTCTGCAATGATTTTATTGACAGCCTTTGTGTCGGCATCAATATCCCGCTGCTTACCGGTAATGGCTGCACCAATATCCTTAATGAAATCGGTGATTCGCTTGATAAGATCAGAGATAGCCTTACCAATCTTTGCAAAGAAATTATCTTCTGCAACATCAGCTTTCTTCACAACAGGATCCTTCTTCTTACCAAACAGACTTGCTTCGAAGAAAGAATTAAGGTATGCATCTCGCTGACTCTTTCGGAGAAGGTAATCAGCTTCAATGCAAGCACGTTCACATTCGTCGCATGCTTCGAAAACCAGGTCATACTTCAGATACTGATTGATATATGACTGATCAGTTTTCACCATATTAAACACCTTCCTTTATATTAGATTTTGTTAGGAGTATTAAAGATGTGTTTTCACGCCATATCTTACGAGGCTATATCATTCCAAATAATCATCAGAGATATTCCTCGTTCCGAGTCACTTACTTCTTCTTCACTGATATATGAGCATTGCATGCATCCATACCAGATGTCTATATATCCAGTTTTATTATTCAACTTACTGCATTTATAAACTCGATTGGATTTACACATGGGGCACTCTCTCATAACACAGCCACTCCTTATTTTTTCGATGTGTGTATTGATACATGAAGCACAAACGGCTTATACGAATGTGCTTCATGTATCAATGTAAGGTTAGAATAGCTTCTTTGCGTCGTTCACAAAATCATTTGCTTTACGTGCAGTATTTGCTCCACTAAGAGCTCTATGCATAAAATCTGTTACTGACGATTTTTTACCATCAGGATTTGCACCCTTCATAGCGGCATTGATTACGCCAGCATTTCTATAGACACCATTCATAAAACTACCCTTTGTAACGGAAACATTACCGGCAGCATCTACTTTAAAGAATGAAGTGATGTTTTTGATAAGGCCCTGTCCAACAGCAACCAAATCTTTCTGCTTTCTGCAAAGAAGATTTACTTTCATTCGATGGAAGACTCCATCGCGAGCATAATTATCGACCTTCTTCTTAAACTTTGCAGCTTCCTTGTCGCCAACAGAATCTGCAATTGCCTGAAGTAAACCGTTTTCGCTTTCCAAAGCTTTCTGAATACCTTTTGCTGCGACCATATTACGATCAGCAAGTTCAAGAGCAGCTTGAAGCGTCATCGTAGTAACTCCAGCTGACGCTCCACCCTTTGCTGCTTTCTTCAGATTTCGGAGGGTTCCATTCAGTTCAGCCATTACAGCTTCTGCTTCATCGGCACTACCACCGCTACGATAGATCTTATCAATACGAGAGATAGCATTGTCATACTGCTTTTCATATTCCCTAAAGTCGGAAACACGAATCTTTTTCCCAGCGTATCTCTTATCTTTTGCCATCTTCTGCTTAAAAGCATTGAACTTGGCACGCTGATCTCTTGACATAAATGCTTCTTGAATGAAATTCACTACAGCGCCAATTGAATTCTTTACCAGATTGATAAGAGACTGAATGGCATTCTTAATTGCATTCAATGCGCCACCACCAGCTTTTTCATTATTGGCATTTGCTTCTTTGGCTTTATCTGTAGCTTCCATGATAGCATCAAGATCAGAGATTTCCATATACTGATCGAGATAACTATATGCTTCTGCTAAGAAGAATAAAGATTCATCCATTTCAGATGCCTTCCTTTCTTATAAAATAAACGTGAGTGAGTGACTAGAATATTTCTTTCACTCACTCACGTTATGAGAGTTTTACAGAGTACGAATCTTTGCCATCAGGCGATTCACTACATCATTATCGCTGTAGTCGTTGGTGGACTCGAAAGTCTCAACACCGGCCAGAGCAGCCAGATAATGATCAGACTCGCACTTGCCACCACACTCCTCAGCGTCACCGCCGAAGTTGGTGTCATCCAGAGTAGGATCATCATCAGCATCCATATCATCGTCGTCAGAATCAAAGCCAAGACCAGCGGTCAGAGCATCGTTGCCGACAATACTGAATGCATCGTCAACGTCGACATCCTCATTGGAAGAATCGTCAGAATCAAAGTTCTGCTTCTGCTTCATCAGCTCTTCCATCTTCTTATCGGACTCATCGGTTGACTCCTTGGTAACCTTATCAGGATTCTCCTTCTTAAAGCCGCCAATTGCAGCAGAGATGCTGGTGATCATGCCAGCAACGCAACGATGATAATCGTTCTGTGCAGTCTTGCAGAAATGAACGATCGCATTTGCAATCTGGTTTGCAACATTGGCGTTACCCTTAGTTGCATCCTTCTTAGCATCATCACATGCGGTAAGAGCAGTCTTCTCATGATCCTTCAGAGTAGTATTTGCAACGCTGAGCAGCTTCTTTGCCTGAGCGATTGCATCAGAGACAGTGATCTTGATAGCATTGGATGCACCAATGGTGTCCTCATGCTTGTCGTCATACTTCTTCACGACTGCTGCAACGTCATCCGCAGTAACTTCCTGATTACCACGGAACTTTGCCAGAAGCTTATTGATAGACTTCATGGCATCATCATACAGCTCGGTCTCGCTCTTATAGTTCTCAACCATGATCTTCTTATGAGAAACCAGAGGCATCAGCTTAACCTTCTTCTCAAGAGCGTCAAGCTTGCCATCCTGATTCACACGGTTCAGAAGATCCATCAGGCGATCACGGCAATCGGAATAGAACTTCACGACAACCTCACGGAGCTTATCCAGAGCCTTCTGAATATTCTCAACGAAATCACTCTCAGCTGCTTCATACAGCATCGAGAGCTCATCATCAGTACCATGTTCCTTCATAACCTTCAGCTCAGCTTCACGAAGGTTAATGTTGTACTGACGATTAGCCGCTTCTGTAATAGCGTTCAGCTTCATCGAAGCGATATCAAAAGCACTATTGGCTTCAGTTAAGATACCCATAGTATTACAACTCCTTTATCTTAGATTTAGTAGCTAAAACTTAGCTAATTGTTTTTTGGTGGCATTAATATGCGCCGTGATGATCAACGTTATACTTTCCAGCCTTCTGTCCAGAAGTCGCAAGCATTCCTTCGTACTTTTTGATCTGTGCATCAAGCTTAGCAATCTTATGCTTAACCTGAGCTCGTCCAGCAGCATCATAAGCTTTAGAATATTTGCTATTCTTCCCAAGGTTAGAAATGGCCCGAACTGCAGACCTAGCAACTCCGTTTTGACTACGAAGACTGCTGCGCTGCTGCTTAAGGTTATTAAGTGTCTCAACAATTTGCTCACGAGTCATACCGGCGACGTCGGCGGCATGCTTATCGAGAGCATCCTGGTATTTCGGATCTGTGTTTGTACCAAGGATGCAAGAAACAACAGTACCAAGACGAGACATGATACCACTGTATTCCTTTACATACTTCTTGGCGTCATCCATATTCTTACCAGCTTTTTCGCCTTCTTCGATCTGCTCCTTAAAACGGTTCAGATCATCATCGACAGTACCCATGTACTCTCGAATAGCACGAATCGTATCACCAGCTGTGGACGCTTTCAGAATGAAATTACCAGCAACCGTTGCCACTGCTGTACCAGCAGCAACTCCAGCAACAACGCCTTTATGCCCAGTAAGACACTGAGTAATCTGCTTTGCCAGATCCTTACCACGCTGCATCAAAGCTTTCGGATTATGCTCAAGCTTAATATCTTCCCTCGGAGCTTCTTCCAAAGGCTTACCGGTAATCTTAGAAATAAGATTTCGGACGAACTTCTGAATTGCTTCAATCATTCGAACGAAAATATTCTTCTTCTTACCAGTTGTCTCTTCTGCTTCAGCAAGGTACAGCTCAGTAGCTTCTTCCATGATGGCATTTTCCAAAACCATCTTGTTATGAATTCGACGGAGATTCAGATCATGCTCAATGCAAGCCTGTTCATAAGCAACATCGAAATGCGTCATCCGATTCTCAAATTCCAGAATAGTCATATCCGTCATTGGGATTACCTCCTATTACATAGAATCAAGAATCTTCAGCATGTCGTCGATACGCTCATCATCCGACTTCAGGAAATAGCTTGTGTCAGACTTCGGCATCATATCGGTGCTTTCAAAGAACTGGGAGTATACGGTATCGTCGTCAAAGTCAGAAGAAGCTGACTCCTGCTTATGCCCAACACCAAGTTCATTTGCAACCTGGCTAAAAAGACCTTCTTTGGGAGCATGCGAATCGTGAGGAATCTTATTCAGTGCATCTCTAAGCTTTGAGATAATGGGAGCAGCTTCCTTAGGAGTTGCCTTTGAAATTGCTTCATCACAATCGCTGATAAAGCTGGTGCAATTGAATCCCTCAACATCAACGGTGCTGGAAATATCCTGAAGAGCAGTCTTCGCCGTTTCATACGGAGCTTTGAGACGAGTCTTAATTGCGTCAGTCTTAGCACCACAAAGTTGAGTAGTCTTACTGAGAAGAGTATTTGCCTTAGCGTAAACATCGCTTGCGGATGCATTAGCCTTTTTCTCAGCAGCCTTGGCAGCTTTTTTCTCTTCACTCTTTTTCGCAGCATCTTCAATACGCTGTCCAACAACCGGGATATGCTTACCAATTGATGTTGCGAAGCC